ACAATTAGAGAGGAGTTTTCTATGAACTTTACTAATGATGAAATTATGAACGAAATTAAAGAGAATATGAATAAAAAGACATATACTCCCAATATTATTCCAGATGGTTACAAAGTGAAACCTAATAGTTATGGTGCAGCACTTTATCAAGTTATTCCAAGTAGAAAAGATGGTGAACCAGATAAAGAAAGATTTATCACTACTACTATTCCAGAAATCAATACTAGATATGAAAATATTGAAAATGGTGAAGTGAGTTATAACATGCACTTTTTTGATAATAGAACACCAGTAAATTTAAATGTTACTGCAGAAGAAATCACAGATAATAGACAACTCCTCAAACTAGCAAATAGGAAACTAGATGTAACTTCAAATACTTCATCAAAATTAGTTGATTATATTAATCAATCTAAGAGATATAATCCACCTATCAATATAAAGGTAGCAACTCGATTAGGACATGTAAAAGATTACTTCATTTATCCTTACAAAGATGAAATGGAACATAAAAATATCAAGTTTTTTAATAACGATAAAGGCTTTCAAAAACTAGTAAATTCATTTAAATCTAAAGGAACAATCGAAGATTATTCAAAAAAAGTATTTATAAAAATTAAAGATTTACCTATGGTTATGGTGATGTTATATGCCTCACTAGGTTCGGTATTACTTTATGAATTTGATATTATGCCATTTATTGTTGAACTTGCTGGCAGTACTTCAACAGGTAAAACATTCACTTTAAATCTAGTAGCTAGTGTGTGGGGTACTACTGACCTCACAACTACATGGAGTTCTACTAGAAACAGCATTGAGGCTATGGCTGCATTTTTGAACTCTTTTCCAATGTTTAAAGATGATACACGAAATATATCACCAAATTTTATAGCTAATGCTGTCTACAACTATTCAAGTGGTGAAAGTAAAAGCCGAAGTAATAAGAATTTAACTATTGATGAAAAGAAAGAATGGAAAAACATCATGCTTTCTACTGGTGAGGCCTCAATTACGAATATGGCAGAAGATAAAGCAGGGGTATCGGCTCGTGTCGTTACTTTAGAAGAACAACCTTACCCAGATAATTATGATTTCATCTCATTAGATCATGAATTTAGAGAGAATTACGGAACGCTAGGAATTGAATTTTTTAAACAATATCAATCAAAAAAGGATAAGTATAAAGAAAGTTTTGAAAGCTACTTAAGATACTTTAATGAAAAAGGTATCAATGAAGTAATGCAACGTATTGGAAAGTGTTTCGCCTTATTACAGCTTACTGGTGAAATTCTTAATGATATAGATGGCTTTGAACATGACTACTATAAGATTATTAACCAAGCATATGAAAATATGTTGAAGAATAATAAAACGATAGATAAACCTAAACAAATGCTTGAGGATATGCTGCAATATTTAGATGCTCACCGAAATAATATAACTGGCGATGGATATAGTTACGTAAAAAATGGGGAGATTAAAGCAGTATATAAACGTGGTTACCTATGTATTTTAGGCGATACAGTAAAAGATATATTAAGTCATGAAATGTACACCACAACAAAACAATGGGATAAAAAAGGTTATTTAGTTAAGAAAGAAAAAGACCGTTTACAAATACAGGTTAGACATGAGACTAAAAAACATAGAGGCTTTGCTATTAAAGATGAAGTTATAAAAGAAATGGGATTTGATTTCTCAAATTCTCACAATCCACATTCAGAATTTTAAAAGTACCACATGTACCCGTTGAGTACCCACTTAGAAATAAAAAACGGGTACTCGATAAATATTGTAATATCAAGGTTTGAAAAAGATAGTCCCCGAAGTACCCACTAATTAATAATAGTGTATATAATTTTAAGAAATTTAGATTTTATAACTAATTAATACTCACTATTTAAATGCACATACTAAAAGTATTTTAACGGGTACAACGGGTACTAATAACCTTAAATCCTTGTCTATCAATGGTTTCAAGAGTACCCACTCAATAATTAATGACGGGTACGCATTGGGTACTAGTACCACATTTAATTAACATGGAGGTTAAGTATGCCAACAATTACAGAAATAGGACACCAACAATTTAAGATGTTTATAAATAATAATAAATTTCAGCAGCATGTGAAGAAAGAACAAGAAAACATGGCTAAAGGTTTGATTATAAGTCTTTTAACTAATTCTACTAAAACTCATAAAATCTTTATTCAAGAAGTTATTTTATTAAGTAAAAAATATTATCTCTTTTGTTTTGGTAGGGATATATCATTGATAACTAAAGATTTCAAAGCACTCATAAAATTTAATATTAGAAAGCCTAATCCGTTACTTAGTCAATATTTTAATAGTGATTGGATCATTGAAATAGATAACTTAAATTCACTTAAAAAAGGACATGGCAAAATGCTACTAAAAGATATACTAGCAATTTCTACAAAGCTCAATCTTGAGTCTTGCCTATGGACTGAGAGCGATAAAAATACAAAATATTTTGAAAGATATAAATTTGAAAGTATCGGTAAAGTTGGAAAAGATAACGAAAATCTAATGATTAGAAGAAAGGAACGTGTATAGTATGAATAATAAACAATTAAAAGAATTAACTAAGATTGCTCATTTTATGGAAAGTGTAATTAATGAAACAGATAATAGCGTAAGAGATTTTAATATACTTACGCAGCAACAAGTAAATAAGACAACATTTTTAGAGTTCGCACTCAAATTCTTTGAGCGTAAAACGTGGGAAATTGTTGAAATGTTGGAATTTGATACTAATGAATTTATCTTATTGAATGAAGTGAACGAAACATTAGATAGTGTAATGAAAGAAACAGAAAGTATATATCATTATAGTGTGACTGATGAGAATGGTGAACATTATTATACTACTGATAGAAAAGGCCATATCATTGGAATATTAGAGTGGGCATTAGATCAGATTGTTGGGAATATAGATATTGAACAAACAATTTAATATATAGATTTATAGGTCATGCATTTTAACAGGTGCATGGCTTTTTTATATGTAAATCGTAATTGTTAAGATTTGTTAATGATTTTGGATTGAGCTTAGGTAAAAAACGAACATTAGTTCTTATATAGAAAGTCTATGAATTAGTGTGAAAGTATTTATAAACATTGATTTAATAGCATTAAATGTAATGTTAAATAGTTATTTAAATTCTACAAAAACAGAACGTTTGTTTGTAATTTTGGTGTAAATTTAGTATAATAGTGTTATAGAAGTAATTATACTTTTATATAATTTGATTAGTTTTCTTGTTCTCTGAAATCACGAGTACAATAGTTGAAAAATGCAAATTCACTAGATTTTCATTTATTACCTCTTCATTTAATTAGGTCTGCTCAAAATAACTAAAAAATGAGGTATTAAATAATGACAATAACAATTGAAAAAGAATTAACTCAAGATCATATTAAAGTATTAAATGTATTACGCAACACTAAGCACAATATTATTACTAAACAAAATATATTCAATCAATTGAATATGGAGTTTACTAAAAACAATGAAAGATGGTTACAACATACTATTAATAGTTTAGTTGTAGATTATGGCTATCCAATTGGATATAGCTATAAGAAAGATACTAGAGGCTATTTCTGGATAAAGTCGAAAGAACAAAAAGAATTAGCCTTACTAAGTATTAAGCGTCATATTGAGGGCAGTATGAAACGATATGAGGCATTAAAGAAAACTGAGATTTAAGGTGATGTAGTGAGTGCAGCAATTGAAATTATTCAAGAGAAAGTTAGCGATTACGAATTGTTCACTAGATTTAATACTTACTACATTCAATCAAGAATAGCACTCATAGAAAGTGATATAGAAGATATGTATGACCGAACTACACCTAGTTTATGTAGTGATACGGTATCAGAAAGCATTTACTATGAGAGTTATTCCGTTGAAAATTTAGTAATCGCTATATTAGAAGAACGTCAGAAATTGGAACGGTATAAGAGTAGAAGTCAAAGAGATTTAAACGCCTTTTATACTGTTCTAGGGCGTTTCTCTACTAAAGAACAAAAGTATATTAAAGATTACATTAATACACGCTCAGAGGCTCATATGAACGTGGTAGAGCGTTTTAAGATTGAACTATACAAATATATTCATATAAATAGAAATGAGCGTAATAAAGGTATAGAAAACAATTATTCATATATAAATGACAAGCGTCAAAAAGTAAAGACTTATCCTCATAAGTTGACGCTTAACCAAGAGAAAGCACTCAGGGAAAAAGAAGATGGTGCTACTGAAAAGAATATGAATAATGATGAGTTTGTAGCAAAGTTGAATGATCTAGATAAGAAATCATTTAAAGAATTTATTTATAACAGAAATGAAAATAATATCGACTTTGAGAAAGTCTTGATATTGCTACAAGCTATACCGAAACGATTACCACAAAAAGAGATTAAAAAGCCATATAACTACATAAGAGAAATAGGCTTAAAAACTAATTGAAACGAGGAATTTAATTGAAAACTGCAAAATATTTTGATGAATACAACGAATATGTAATAGGACAAAGAGAGGGTATCAATAAACTTGAAAAAGAACGTCAGGAACTCACACAACAAATTAAAGAAGATAAAGCTAAATATAAAGAACTAATTGCTAACTCACAAGATGATGAGGCTGATGAACTCTATACTACATTTGATAGCAATGAGAAGAAACTGAAAGCCTTAGAGAAACGCTTATCGACTAAAAAAGAAGTATTTGATGAGGCTAGACGTAAAAAGGCGATTGAACTAATTAAGCACCAAAAAGAAGTACCACAATTATATAAAAAAGATAAAGAAAAATTATTAGCTAAATTCTATCCAATCATGGAAGAATATAACAAAGTTTTAAAAGAAATTGATGAATTAAACGTTAAGTATGAAAATGAGTATTTACGTTATGCTGCTCCATATTATAAAGAAAACTTTAATAAAGATAATGAAGTAAAAAGAGAATTGCGAAATCACTTTAGAGATATTTTATACAGTCCATTTATTTCAGGAATGGACTTACCAATAATAGATCAATTCAATGATAGACTTAAATTTAGAGGTGATAAATAATGACTAGAAAACACAATTTAGATAAGGTATCAAATCATATTATGTTAGAAACAAATTTATCAGAGAAAGATCGTGATAAATTATTAGATGTTGTTGAGGCACAAATTAATCAAAATAATGATGAGCAACGTAGAAAAGAAGCGAAACAACAATCTAAAAGTTCAAAATCACTTATACAAATGGCTAGAGAAAATCGAATTATCAAAGATTAATATCATACACGCCTATCCTTAGCGATAGGCTTATTTTATCTGTGAGGTGCATACATGAACCTTAAAAGAGTAAACTACTCACTATCATATTATGAAACTAAAATATCTGAATATACTTTGCTAACAGAATATAACCCTAAATTTATTAATACCAAGATTAAAGCTATTACTACACAAATAGAGATGATGTATCACTTAAATATCTCACATATGACTATAAATGATGTGTATGGCGTTGTATCAATATCTTATCCACTAGAAAAGCTAGTGATTAATATAATTGATGAAAAAGAAAAGTTACATCGTTTCAAAGCTAAATCGAATAGAAACATGCAGCAATTAAAACAGGTTATTAAGCGATATACACCTAGTGAACAAAAGGAAATCATGTATTATATGCAATCTAACGGTTCAGTAATAGATTATGACCTTATAGAACGCCTACAACGTGATTTATACGCTTATAATCGTAAAGTAAGTGTTGCTACATGATGTTGGATAAACAAGTGATTAAACAGTTTATAATGGACTATCACAAAGAGAAAGCGTCAAATGTTGTAAGCTATGATGATACTGATATAGATGATTTCTTTTCACTGAGTGATGAAGTCGAACCCTTTGAACTAAGTGAGAATACTAGTAA